CATGAAATCTGTAGATAAAAAATTTGTTCTTTGATCAGAAGACAAGGTATACATAAACTTCCATTTATATCCGTCTGATGTAGATATTACTGCTGTACCTGTTCCTGTGGGTTCGTCAGTTGCAGTAGCGCCACCATTATTATCTAAACATTTGTAAACGCTATTGTTTGAAGCTAAAACATAAAATGTTGAGTCAAATAAAGTTGTTGCTCCACTATTTGCTGTAATACGTGTTGTAGTTGAACCTGTGATGTATTCTCCATAGTCGTGTCTATAAATGTCATAAACTGTACCTGATGTCCAATTTCTTCTTGGAATTACAAATGAAACATCAGTAGATTGTATTCTCTTTGCTGCTATAAGATCATCAAAAGTGTAAAATTCTCTTACGACTGTATCACCTGGAGTTATAGGATTTGAATCTGTTCCTTCATAATCTGTTCTACTATCACCTCTATTTAAAGTACCAAACGCTTGAGGTCGTCCAATACCTAGATAATATACGTTATTTGCTGTTTCTGAAAACGACTCTTCAAATTGTTGAGCGTTATTAATTCTAAACTTGTTTGTAATAATTGCTGGCATATATCTATTTATATAGTTTTAATATAATCCTCCATAATTCTAGTTATATTTATAATCATTTTTTAAGGGTTTGTATTATCAAGTGTAAATGTACCATTACTAAATCTAACTACAGTGTTACTAAACAATAATTGTGATTTAGCAACTATAGCTGGTATAGTAAAGTTAGTTTTAAGTTTTTTACCTTCTTCATTTGAAGTGGCTAAAAATATTGCTCCCTGTCCATCTAAAGATGATCTAGTGCCTGTAATTTTTACATCACTTAACGTTTGTAATGTGATACCACTATTTCCTACTCCAGATGGCGCCGTATTTGACGTACCAAACGCTGTATTTGCAAATCTATTTATTGTACCTAATCGTGGACCAGCATAAACAAATCCTTGAGCTATAGTTACATTGTTAATAGTTCTTCTTACTCGACTAGTATAGTTTATATTTACATTTTGTCTTTTTAAAGTTACATCTCTTGTATTTGGTGCAAAATGTTCTACAGTATCAGGATTTAAGTCAACATCGGCTGGTGTGTTTGCACTTACTCTTAAAGTTGTTCCATCACTTTCTGTACCTAGTCTTCTTCCAAACAATGTGCTAAACAATACATTTAATACTGTAAATAATGGAGTATCTTGTAAACCAGATGTAATCCCCTCAACTGGAAATTTAATTTTTAAGTTTAATCTATTTTCTAAAGCAACTTGACCTGTAAAGTAAAAACCAGCAGCGTGCATAGTCTTTTTAAAAGTATCTCTCCATTGATTAATAGTTTCTGATACTTTTAATACATATGAAAAATCTTGGTAATATAAACTATCTTGTATTCTCATTGTGGATTGTGATACAAATCCATCTTCATTTAAAAATTGTCCATCTGTATCTGTTATTGATACAACACTTATACTTGCACTTGCAACATCTAATCTTTTAAGCGTTGCTGATCCACCACTTGTAGATGTAATAGTTTCATCTAAAGTAAATGTTCCTGAAACATCTTTTAATTTTAAAAAATTTCTATCACCATTAAAACTAACAATTTTTCCTGTGGCACTTGAAGATGAACCTGTGACTGTATCATTTATACTAAAATCGCCTGTGATAGATGTTAAAATTAAATTATTTCTAAAATTCATTGTAGGTGGTGATGGTGAGTTTTGATATTCTGCTCCTAACTCTACAGTATTAATACCTAGTATTCTTCCTATTTCAGTTCCGTTTGCTAAAATACTAGCACCAGTTCCGTTTGTAGAACTAACTGAAATAGTTGGTAAAGATTTATAACCATCTCCGATATTAGAAATGAATATGTCAGTTATATCACCTAAGTTATTAGTAGATCCTCCTGATCCATTATCAATATAATCTTCTTGTATAATTTTGTTACCAAAGTATGTATCACCTGTGGTTGTTTCATCTTCTAAAACAATATGTTCTTCTGTAGATGATGTAGAATCTTCTGGAGTAAAGCCACCATTAACAACTGACACAAATCCTTTTGCGTTTTTTCCTGATGTTCCTAAATTATTAAAAACTAATTCATCACCTATTACATAATTTGATCCTGAACTATCAATTATAATATCATTGATACCACCAGAACCTATATCATTAATAGAAAAGTTTGCTCCTACTCCACCACCAGTAACTGTTAATAAATCTGTAATGCTATATAAGTTACCATCATTTATTATAGTTTTACTTCCTGGTATTCCAGTAATTGTTGCCTTTATAAAATAGTCATCATCATTTGTTTCTGTTCCTCTAATTTGTTCTCCAATAGAAAAAGATCCGGTGATAGTATCTGTGTTTAAAATAAACTCTGATATTTCATTTGCACCTATAAAAAATTTTGTTACATTTTCTACAACAGCTGTTGCTGAGGTTGTTGTATCTGTTATTGTTCTTCCAACTAATTTTGATGTATCACCACTTGTAGCAATTGCTCTTAATACTTTTTTAGTATCCCACTGTCCGTCAGAAACACGTAACATTTGTTCTCTAGGATAAATTGTTTCTGAAACTTTGTTAAACAATATTCTAAAAAATAATTCGTGTCCTTTGTTTGTTCCCTTTAATTTATATAAAGTTTTAATATTTTTTATTAAATTTCTTTTGTTTATACCAATGGCTAAATTTTCAGGTATAGTTTGTAAAAATTCATCTCTAAAGTTTGTAAGGAAATCAGATATAACATTGTCAGGATCTCTAAAATTTAATAACTGTTGAATGTTTTGAACAGGATTTGGTCGATATGCATTTACGATTGCACTAGCGTTAGATGAATTTCCTGTAATAGTTTCACCTATTATAAATTTGTCTTGAGCAGATATAAAAAGACGTTCACTATTTAAATTTTCTGCTAATACAGTTGCAGTGGCATTTGATGTTGAACCAGTGATTATTTCGCCATTTGTAAACTTTCCAAAAGTAGATTCTTCTAATAATAATTTATCTCCTAAATCTATTTGTGTTCTTTCTGAACCTAAACGACTTCCATCTAAAATTAAATTATTTGTAATTCCTGTTTCATTTTCTAGTAAGATACCATCAGTAGTTTGAACAGAAGTTACCTTTAACTCTGCAGATTCCATGAAAGTAAAATATGTCTTTACAAACTCTAAAAATTTAGGATGATCTTCAATTACATATTCTGGTAATTGACTATTGATTAGATTTGATAACTTATCATCAAATTTTGCCATGGCTTATGAGTAACTTGTTGTAGTTGAATATCCAACGCCTGCTTCAGTAGATCCTCCTACAAAAGTATCTTCCTCAACTGTTATGTTTGAATTTGCTATATCTATTTCTATGATCTGATTTCTAACAGGAACTATATCGTTTGATGATGGAGTAACAGTTAATTCTATAACAGAGGATGTTGCACCTCTAATGTTTGATATAGAACTAACGTTTAATGAATTGATAGTGATTTGTCCAGTAGAATAATTAATAGTTCCTTGAGCAGAATTTGCAATTGTTTTTACACCACTATCAAAATAATATCTTCTAACATTTCCTTGTCCATCATCATCTAAAAACATTTCTAAATCGCTACCAGTTATTTTAAATCCTGTTGATGATAAAATAGGTTCATGTCCTGTGTGTGGATTGTAAATAGCATTTCTAAAATAAACATCATATCTAGTAGAAGTATCAATTGTAGGAGTAAAACTTTTTCTCATATCAATTGTTGTAATATTAGATAAAATTGCTGTATCAGTGGTATCAATTAAACCTGTTAGTTTAGAATATCTAAAAACACCATCAAACTTTTGTAAAGTGTTTGAATTAAAATTTGTTATTGTAGATATAATATCTGACTTTAAAGTTTCTGCTGTTTTACTTGTAACTTTTTTATCATATTTTGCGTTAACAGTAAGTAACACAGAAGTTGTTTCAGGATCTATGATTTCTGGTCTTACTGATGCAATATTGTATGGTTCTAATTGAGTTATAATATTTTGTTTTGTAGTGTTTGTTAATGTAGAACCTGAAGCCGCTTTTATGGAAATCTTTACAACACCGTATATTGGAGTTTCATCATCTTCACCACCCCATGCACTTACTGACAAAGCGTTTGGATAAATTGATTTGACTAGTGTTTCATAATCTGTAGAAGTCACTGCTCGATCTTGTGCTGTGTATTGTAAAGGTGCATTGTATCGAATAGATTCTTTTGTTTCTGCTTCAGCGCCACCTTGAGAACTTGAAACTGTAGATAAAGTTACATTTGTAAAACCACCTACGTTACCTGACAATGTAAAAGATGATGCACCATTTGATTCAGTTTTATTTGTTACAATATATTCTAGTATAATAATATTTCCATCACTTAAAGAACTTCCTAATACACCATCTCCAAAATATACTTCAAACTTACCATCTTCACCCTCTTGTAAAAAATAAACTTTTGAAGTATCATCTAAACTTTTTAAACCTGTTGCTAAAGTATAGGTTGCCGTTGTGGTATCCGCCACTGAATTTTGAACTGTAACTTTTAAAGTAGATGTATCAGCGTTTGCACTTGGAATAATAAATCTTTGATCTGGATCAGAACTATCTACTGTGTATTTAAATGTTACTAAAGTACCTTCATAAATTGGTATACTTGAAAATCCATAAACGCCGTTGGATGGCGTAATCGTGTGATCTGTATTTGTAACATATTGATAAGAGGTTCCATCTACTGAAGTTGTAAAAGTTGTTCCTTTTGCCATAGTTACACTATTGCCTGTTCCATTATTAATTAATATATCAATTGCTGCTGATGGTGATTTAGGTGATGATGGTGTGTAACCTAACATCTTTGCTAATGACACAATATTTTTTCGTATGTCAGCACTATCAAGGTACATTTCATTTGCCAACATATTTGCATTGAAACCTAGATAGTGTGTATTGTAAGCAAGAACATCTAAAAGAACAGCAAAACCAGAACCTTCAAAATCATAATCCTGAAACTCTGCTTGATTTTGTAAAAATGTTTTTAGATTACTTTTTATATTATCAAAATCTAATTCTGATACTGAAAGTTTATTTGATGCCATTGTTATCTAATCCTTTGTAATAATGTTGAAACAGAAACTGGTTCTGGTATATTCATTACATAAAAATATACAGTAACTTCTATTCCATTTCTATCAGGTTGTTCATTTACAGTAACCTGTGATAATCTAGCTCTTGGTTCGTAGTTTGTTATTACTTCTTCAACTTTTCTTCTTATAAAAATACCAGTTAATGGTGTAAAATTTTCAAAAAGTAATTCTCGTATTCCGCAACCTAATTCAGGATGAAAAGGTCTTTCATAATGATTTGTTTGAATTAGATTTCTTACACTTCTTTTAACAGCATTTACATCTTCAATTTTTACAACATCATTTGTAACTACATTTCTGGTAAAATCTAAATCTAAATCTTTATAAAAAGACCTTACAGATTTTTTACTTTTATTAGTATTTGAAGCGTCATATATTGCCATAACACTAATATTTATACACTATCCCGCAAAGACATTTGGAGAACCATCAGTCATTTTACCAGAATCAACAGCGTCACCTACTCTCGCTACAAATTTGCCTGAAACTCTTACAGTTGATGATCTTCCTGTTATGGCAGCTGTATGTGGTACACAAACTATACCAACAAGTATATCGTGTGATATCGTTAAATCGCCTTTTCTTGCTATTAGTATACCGTTTGCTCTTACTGTAGATTGACCTGGTGTA